GTTTTTTGTCGAAGGCAGTTTTAGGCGGCTTATAACCGGTGTAATCCTGCAAGATAAATGGCATTAGAACGGAGGCGGCGGGAATAAGCGGGAAATGAGGGGAAAAAGCGGCATAACGAGCTAATAATGGGGATTTTATGAGAATCGGCGACTCAAAATCGAGCGGTTTTTAAAATGGCACAAAAGACGGTTTTACAGTAAAAAGTTGCAAGAAGATGGCACAAACCATCTATCTATATGAAACCTTTAAAAGCCGTTTAAACATTCACCAAAAGGCTGATATACGCAAATCATTCATCGCGATATTCCAATTTATAGCGGACATTTTTGCGGACATGCGGACGCGATGTCCGGCTGCAAAAGTTAAGTAAATTTCAAACTTTTCAGGTGAGCGCAGAAAAACTCCAGCCGGTTTTTAACTAATTTTTTGACCGGCTGGATAGACCAGCTATAAGAATTCCCTTTTTTACCGGTTGGCCTCAGGCCCGGCTTACGACCGGGGTGAGAGTTAGTCCGCTTACATCAGCCCGTTGGGGCTGGAATATTTTTTATACTACTACAAATTAACTTGTCTGATATTTCAAAAAGTCCTTGCCCGGATGAGAAGCCGCCCGTCTTTCTGACGGGAATATTTACTGCCTCAAAACTTAACCCTAAGCACTTAGGGCAGAAAGTCGGCGGCAAATGGTCGGATGCAGTCCAGCCGCATCCGGCGCAGAGCCATGCCTGCTGAGTCGGCTCAAGAATAGCCTTTAATTTCATCGCCTCGGCGACCTGCTGTTTTTCAGTAGCAAGCTGAATTTTCTGCCTTTTTTCTAAGGCTTTTAGTTGAAGGTTTTTGCGTTTCCTTCTGTGCTGCGCTTTTATATTAGCCTTAATACAGCGACTTCTCATCCGTGAGTCCCGCTGCATCTGCAAGGCGAGATGTCCGGGCCTGTCAACGCATCTAAGATTGCTCAAGTCGTCATTAAGAGTATCGCCGTCGTAGTGAACGACAAAATGTCCGGGCGGGATGTCGCGGCTGGACATTAGCCATAGGTGTCTGGCGTAAGGAATCCATTTATGCTCACCCTGTAAGATGCCGGATATTTTAATCCATCGAAACTGTTTGCCGGATTTGTCGTTGCGAATCTCAATTGTTCCTACGTGCTTGTGCTGGGCGGGCAGGTGCCCTTTTTTGAATTCAGTCGAAGGTGAATAATGAATGCCCTTGATTCCTTTATTGGCGGGAATATGGCCTTTCGTGAATCGGGTTTCAATGCCGCCAAGTGAAACATTACGGCGGACGAGCTTAGTATATTCATACCTTGTCATCTGAGACAAGATTGCTTTTTGGAATACAAACCAATTACAGTGAATCCGTTTTTGTAGCTGCGTAAGCGTTGCTCCTGCGCGGAATTGGGCTGCGAGTTGGGCGGCATCTTCCTTAGATATTATTCTTGGCCTGCTCATGCGGTGACCTCCAGAACAAGCTGATTAGCCGCAGCCGCGACATCAGCAAAGACAGGCGTGCCTTCGCCGAGCGTGCCCGGCTCATATTCTCCGATGGGAGAGGAGTCTATCCGCTCAAAAAACGGCATGCCGCCCTGTAAGGCGTCTTCTATGTACCATCGGTCATCTTCAGGTACCCAGTATATATAGTAGTCACCGTCGAGCCGGCGGTAATAATCTTTGCCGTTATGCTGGCCGGCCACGGCATAGCTGCCCGCGATATCGGGATTGCACTGGCCGGTGATTGTATAATAGCCGTGGGTATAGCTGACCTTTTTCAGGCCTAAGGGCGCCGGCGGGGCTATATGCACTGCGGTCTGGATTACGCCTGAGCTGCCCTGCTGGGGATTGCCCAGCGAATCGAAAACTTTAAAGCCGAATTTATAGATACCGCAATAAATGACATTGACTTTTGCCTGAATAAGAACACCGCCGAGGCCGTACGGATGCTGGCCGTACGGGAGCTGGCCGTAGCCGCTGCAAAGGACGGCGTGGGCCTGACCGTAGCGATGCTGGCCGTAAGGGGCCTGGCCGTAGCCGTATATACCGGCGCCGTTGGGGAAGAGCTGATGCTTTTCAGCCGAGACCGGAGTTTCCCAGTCAATGTCACCATCGCCGTTATTACTGTAAAGAACAGCGTAATCGCCGGGTTTGTATCCGGCTGGGACGGCGAACGAAATAGTTACTTTTGCGCTCACGTTAACCTCATCTCCGCAAAACGCAAATCACGGGTAATCAGCTTGGTCTTTTGCTGCTCGAACATATATATTATTTGTATAATTTCGGGATATACCGAAATGTTGCCGGCAATATTAGCCGCCAGCGAATACTCTCTGCCTGTGATTTTCTCAATGCAATCGCCGACCATAAAGTCAGCCTCGCCGATGCCGTCACCGAGCCATAATCTGTCGAGCGTGAACTGGCCGCAGATACTCGTATCTTGATTGGCATCTCGGATACCGTCGAGATGCTGCTGGGATTTTTTTGTCGAATCGACATTCCAAGCAGTCAGGTCGGTAGAACTATAAAAGCTGCTTGTTGTTCTTTTTGCCACGCCATATTTGCCGGAAAAGTCATAGACGGCTGCGTGATTGAACGGTGAGCCGCTGGCCGGCTGGCGAAGGCTGTAAGTAATAAGCCGCTGGTCCATCTGGACAGATGCGGTTACTCGCACGCGTGTATGCCATTCACCGTCTTTATAAGAGCGGCCATTAATTATGTCATCACAAAGGCTGGTCCAGTAATTAAGCTCTACTTCGTCAAGGTCACCGCCTGATATCGTCGCGCCGTGGGGATGCAGCATCTCAGCGAGGTTCTCTTCATCTATATATATACCCGCCTCATCGGACAAAGAGCTGATTTTAGCGGGGATAACATACCAATTTGAGCCGCCGTTAAAACTGAATTCAACCTTGATACCTACACTGCTGAGCGAGTCTTTGTTGAGCGTTAAGCAGGCTAACAGGCTTCTGCGGAAGGGCGCGTACTGGCGCTTGTAATACCTGACGCCGTAAGAATTATACAGCTCTTTCCAGAGATATCCACCGGGGATAACAGTCTCGAATTTAAAGGGCAGCCCCCTGTCATAATCAGGACCGGAATAATCGCCGGCTTCGTTCAAGGCCCATTTGCGGCCGACCGTTCTTTTGAAGCCGCTGCCGGCGGCGTGATAATATTTATAAAAGTCTTTGGAGTTCGGATTACTTAGGGCTTGAATTTGAGCCTGCGTTAAATATAAATCATCGCCTACATCAGGCTCTAAATCGTCATCGAGCCACGCGGGGACAAGCTCGGCGGTAATTTCGAATCTATCGGGAGATCCCAGTCCGATAGGCTGGTTAATAACCGATGCGATATCCTTTTGGGCGGTGAAGGCCCAAAGCATTTTTTCGCCCCGCTCAACGGCGGGCCTTATGTCCTCGGCCTCCTGAGGCGCGTAGAGCTGATGGAGAATCGTAATCTGGTCGTTGCTGCGGGCGTAGCCTGAGGCCCGGCCGAGCTTATAGAATTCAAGCCAAGGCGGACCGGCATCTTCGGCGATATCGGTTTGGCGGAAGGACCAGCCTAATTGTCGGCATATCACTTCAGCGGCCTCAATTACATTAAGACCGTCTATAACTACGTGATGCAGGACTGTTTGGAAATCTTTGTGGTCAAGTCCGTAGAAGTTGGAGATATCCAGCCACGGAAAGACATTAAATGAGCGGTTGTAAAGGGGACTGAATATATATCGAAGCATCTGCAGTGCCGTCCAAAATTTGACGGCGGATGTTTCTGTTTTTTGACTTTCCGCGAAAATCGGAATCTCGAACTGATATTCTCTATTATTAGGCGATGTCATTGTGAGCTCGACTGCGTCACAATTCGGTTTTCCGTTTTCGTTGAATATCGCCCGGCGGCCGCTTAGAAACGTGCTCTTTGTAGAGAGGGGTGTCTGGTTGGCGGCGTAATCATCCGCGCCGCGAGCGACTTGACCGTAAATGGGATTCGTGGCCGCTAAAAGCCAGCGGAAATCCTGCGCTATAATCGCGTTTCGCTCGTAGCCGGCTGACTGGTCGCTGCCGCCGCTTGACTCGACGAGGTCGGCGGTCGCGAAGCCCGTGAAAATTACCGACTGGTTAGCTACGTGGGGATGGTCCGTTCTAATGCGGAGCATATCGCCTTTTTTAATCGGGGCGATTTGATGCCATCGAAGCGAAGGAAACCATATAGTAGCGGTTGACGGCTTTGCGCCGGCGTTGATAGTGACCTGATCGACTTTCACTGGCCATATCGAAGTCCACAGGGACGGATAGGTCGGAGGCGAGCCGGATGCGGACTTGTAATCGACTACAGCCAATTGAGCTTTTCTGGCGATATTTTTTTTATCTTCAAACATATATCAATAAGAGAGGCTTACAAAAACAGCCACAAAGTCACAAAAACATTCCTTGTCTGTATTAAAATGAATTGCCTTGCCGCCGGCGTCCCTGAGCAGCTCGAAGGCATCGAGCACGCAGCTGTAAAAAGTTGCATCCATAAAAGAGTAATCAGCCGCAGCGACATCCGGCTTGCGCAATTCTTCGATATCCCTAATCAGACTTATAAGTGCGGCCCTCGCGAGCGAATAAGTATTACCTGCAGCTCTAAGTCTGCCCGTGATTAGAATCTGGCTGCCGCGAGTGCCGAGGTGCATACTGGTCAGACCGTTGGCGCCGGGATAGCCGATATATTGACGATGGATGATTTGCGGCTGGGCTGTTACGCAGATCTCATCGCCGAACACATTGGTTAAATCGGTCGCCATTATTACGGTGTGTCCCTCCCTACTCGCGGCTGGTTAATGTCTCGCCGGTCAGTTGTCGGATAATATTGAACTTCGTTGTGATAGTGATTATTAATCACCGGCTGAGTTTGACGCCTGACGCCCTGCATTTCTGCGGCTGACAATATCGGGCTTGCGATTCCACTCAATTGGCCGGGTTCAAGGCCAACGGCCGACTTCACGCCTTCAATATAGAGCTGCTGCTTGATTAGCCATTCGGGGACTCTTTGTTTTCTTAACGCCTCCTCGTAAGCCAGCAAATAGACGCCCCACTGCATACTCTGTGTGTCGGAGCCTTTAATGTTTTGAATGGAAACAGCCAATTTGCGGGCCTTGTCCTCTAAGGCGGCCATCTCGTCTTTACCGAGAAGTTCGGTAATCATTTTTTGAGTTAAATCTTTACTGCCGACATCCGCACCGACTACGCTGCCGACCGTTTTCATCATAGCCGCAGGCGATTTTAACATAGACAATAAAACCGATGCACCTTCTCTACCCGCAAGCAGCTCGGCTTCGGAAAGACCGAATTGCCCAGCCTTTTGTTTTTCGGAAAGAATATTGATTTTTTGGAGAAAGCCTTCACCAGCATCCACTCCTAATCTGCCGAGGAGTTTCTGGCTTTCGGGCGTCCCTCGTCCCTGAAGCCCCATAAAGGTAGCTCTCAAGCCGGTAGTCGCAGTCGAAGGGCTGGCTAACTGCGTAGTTACATAAGCCCACAGGCCGGCTGACTGAGCGCCGCTAAGGCCGCCGCTCATGCCGACAGGTAAAAACTCAGGCATATATCGCCCCACATCCTCGGCTGTCCCTCCCGCCTCTTCGATAGTTTTAAGTAAAACATTTTGGATTCGATTCGCATCTTTTTCGCCCGTTTTTTTAGCGTAGAGGGAAAACATATCGACCAGCGTATTGAGATTTGTTTCGGGCACCGTTCTTCCTAACTCGAGCGATTCCTTGAGTATGTCCTGCTGCTGCTGCCGAGTGAGTCCGGCGCCTTTGCTCCTCAATGTGTACCATGACTCAGCCACTTCCTCGAACGGCCTGCGGCCGTAAACGGCGTAGGCCTCCACTTCTTTTCTCAGCTCAGGCTTTTCCTTGAAAAATTCGCCGAGATATTGCAGCATTGTCAGTTTTTTCTGCTGCTCGGCTGCGATGCGGCCATGTTCCTTTATCGCATCCATCTGCGTGCGTATCGCACGAGTGATTCCATTTATTATAGCCCCGACGCCCGCGAGCGCCGTAATCCAAGATAAAATCGAATCTTTTAATTTGCCCAGCCCCGTACCGGCACGATGACCTTCCGTTCCGATTTTCTCGGTACTTTGCGATACATTGTCGAGCTGCTGCTTAGCCTCTGCAGCGCCGGGGGTCTTGATATGTATATTTACATCTTTAGCCATATTTTAAAAGCAAATCAAAAAGACTTTAAAAACAGCTTAAGCAATCGTTAAAACCTTGTTTGCTCCATCCAAGGTCAGCGGAGCATCGACATCGTTGCCGACCTGATAGTTCAGGGCGTACTCGCTGTAGTCGGAATTGATATCAGAGTTTCCGCTGCCGCCAACAAAGAAGGCGTTAGCTACGGTCAGCGTCTTGTCATCTTCGCCCCCTGACTGGGTAATCGTTAAAACCAAATCGTCCGCAGCGGCCAATAGTAACTGCTGCGACTTTAGCTGGGCGGTAGTTATCTCTGAATCTTGGAAGCTGATAGAGCCGCCGATATTCATCGCCTCAAGACAGACATCGACTGCGGTATAAGCAAGGTCAGCATCGTTGCAGGCCTTGCGCAAGATGCCGGAGGCCTCGAAGCTGAAACTTAGGACGTGATAGATATCTATCTCACCGAAAACGGCAGTGGAAATCCTGAATCCGCCGCGAGCGGCAGGGACGTAGGTCGGAGCGGACTGGCTGTCGGTCATAGCGTGCATATCGGCGATTGTCGCGGTCTCAGAAGCAGCGCGGCACTCAAACTGGGCCGTGACTACCGCGTGAGAGCCTTTAGTGAAGCGAATGGCTGCCGCATGGATTACCGGGGCGGTCAGCGTATGCTTTACGTAGCCGGTCGCGGCGGCAGCTCCGCCTTTGCGTTCGTAGAAAATAAAAGTTCCTACGGTACCTAAAAGCAGTAATATCGCCTCTGGCCAATCCTGACATACTAAAGAGCCGCGACAGAACTGGGTCTCTCTATCTACTATCGCAGGACCGGCCAGCCCATCGGGCGAGCTGCGGATTACGTTTTCAAAGCCCTCTTCAAGGGCTACGGTCATTATACCGCCGCAGGCGACGCCGTTAATTGTAGCGGCTACGGGGTTATATACTCGTTTATTTACAGTTGCCATTTTTATCTCCTAAACATTTATTCGGCTTACTTCAAATCTCATTTGGATACCGGATATATTGGGCGTGTCGATAGTTAGGAAATCGCCTGTGTAATAAAACTCATCACAGTCAACTACGATGTCATCGGGACGCTTTTTGTCAAAGAGCGTGATAACTAAATCCCTGATTTTGCTGACGCCAAGACGCGAGTCACTGCCCCACATAGAGACGGCGGTCTCTTTGGATTTGACGACAACGAGAACATCGAACTCTAAGATTTCGCGGAGGTCTCTGCCGCCTTCGCGAGCGGTGTCGCTGTTCATATAGCCCACGTAAACGGCGGGCGTTTTCTCTATACCCTCGATGCCGCCATGGACAGCGCGGAGCTGATGCTTAAAGAGTTCGGCGATTTGGAAGACAGCACTGCCGCCGTGCTGCAGAGCAGCGAGCTGTGTTACCATCCAGTCAGCCAAAGTCACGATAAGTCCGCCGTCGCCGGGCATTATATCTTCCCTTCAATTTCGTTTTCGATTTCACCGCTGATAACATCGAGGTTATCGAGAACGCCGTCAGATAAGGCGGAAGAGCCTTGAATAAAAACGCTTTTAACTAAGACAAACAATGGCCTGAATTTGCCTTTTTTCCCGCGAGCGTAACCGAGAACATTACTGCCCTTAGGTCTAAATAATTTAACTCCGAGCTGAGCCGCAGCGTCTCTAACTGATTGATATTTCGGGACGCCGGCTGCTGTCAGTGCCTCGCCAATCGGAATCGTTAACGCGCGGGCACGCTTGGGCGTAATAGTTTTACTTTCATCGCCCAAAAGCCATTTATATTTATCGACCGGAGAATTGTCCGGCACGCCGACAATCAGATGCAGCGGCTCGTGCAGCCAAGAGCCAATATGCTTAGCGAGCATTCCGGTCCGTCGGCTGAGAGACTGACCGCTGAGGTAATCTCTGGCGATAGAGCCGACAGTGATTTGGCCGCCGCGCTCGAGTCCTTTAGAACAGGCGTCAATTAAGGCCTTGCCCATTGCGCCAAGCTCAGAGACAGTAGTATTAAATTCCGGCCCCATCTGGAGGGTTACGTTCATAGCCGAGACCTCCGGTATTTGGTTAGTGTTACTTTGACCAAAGGCAATAAATCCATCGCGGAGAATTTACTGATTGAGCCGCCTTCAGCGCTGACCGATGACAGGCCGATATCGCTGCGTCTCTTATAGATAAAGCAGGCCTGCATAATCGCGGCCTCTCGCAGATCGGCGGGCAGTGCGTGCTCGCCGGTGCCGGGGGTCTCATCGGCTCCGCAATAGCCTCCTCGATAAACGAGCTGGATAGAGTCCTCGTAACCGGACCACTTGCAATTCATTCGATATATGATTCCATTTTTGGCTTCCTTGGTAAGCCGGTAATCTGTGTTCGCCGTCAGCGCGGACTCATCGCCGAAGGTATAGAGCGCGGACTCTTTTATTGAGGTAATCGAAATCACCGGATAACGTTCGAGCTGCAGGAATGCAGACTCACCGGTATAATATTCAGTGACATCCGAATCAGTCATTAATAACTTGCGGCCGGTCTCATTGTTGAAGATTTCCTCAAGGCCGAGGATGATTCTATTTAGCATTGCATCGTATTCGGTGTTGCTTCCTATGCCGAGCCGGTCTTTGATGTCGGCTATTGTGCAGAGCTGCCGAGTTACGGCGGAGAATGTTACGGCGATAGTCATATCATCAGATATATCGCGGAGCGTATGCGTCAGGCCGCCTTCATGGACAACCGCGCCGTTAACGAGCCATTGATTTACCTGATAGCCGGCTGCCGGAGCGGCGGTAAATTCCTGCAATCCGTACAATACTACAATAGTGCTTCCGTCCGGCGCAATACTGCCGCCGACACCTGACGAAGATGTCAATTCTCGGCTAAAAGGTATGCCGCCAAAGACCCAATCGAATACGCCATTCAAGGCTACTATATCTGCATACCAACCGGATTCGGCCTGTATGTAGTTGCGGCATGGAGAACCTACATCATCTCCGGCATCAAACTCACAGTACCACGCTCGGCCATTGACGCCTACAATACTCTCTACATCAGATTCGCTAACTTTAGCGCCAAAGCCGTCGCTCCATATTGCAGAGAGCTGCTCCGGTGTAAGTACGCGATTGTAGAAACGAGCCTGACCGACCATTGCATTGAGTTCGCCGTTTAAAAAATTACTGTCAGCTTCAGGTTCGCCGCTAAGCTCGCTGGCCAAGAGCGGCGTAGGATCGCCCGTCGCGACAAGTGTGTTATCGACATAGAGCTTTAGTCCGGTGGCAGAGTCTCTATCGCAGGTTACCGCGATCAAGTGCTGCCGACCATCATTAAGATTGACCGTATAATCCAGATTGATACTGCTGCCGCCTCGCAGCCGAACCGATAAAGTATGGGAATCAGGCACAGTCGTATCTACATAGAGATCGAATGAATTACCTACCATCAGTATGGCGTATGATGTGGCTGGAGCCTCTTCGTGACTGAACCAAACGGTGTAAGTGAAATCATCAAGGTATGGTGCGAAATTGGCGATTTCGCCCACCTTGATGTTCGAGGTCTGTTTTAGTATTCTGAGCATCAGCTTTGCCATAGTCTATCGCCTACTTTGTTTTATACTCAGGATTTCTACCCGGCAGGAACTGTTTATCTTGCGGACTTTCCTGCATCTTTTGTTTTTGCTTTTGGCGGCCATTCGAGGCCGGCTTCCTTCGCGAGTTTTCTTGCTTTATCTTCTGCATCTTCAAGCTCCGGTAATAATTTTTTAAGCTCTATTGTTCCGGCCCCAATCGCCTGTTCGAGTTCGCCGCAGCGGGCGTTGAGTTTTTGGAACAACTCAATTGCCGACTGAGCCTTTTCGGTTTTTTTGTTTTGAGCGGACGCCTTTTTGTCGAGCCGCTCTTCCCACGGAGGGCAAGTGTCGATGACGTTATTTTTGCCGAGCCGCTTTTCGTTTCTGAGGGCTTTGATGACATTCTCAGGCAAATCGTATTTGCGGTCCGGGGCGAGTATTAAAACTTGACCGCAGACGCTGCCCGAAAATCCTTTAGTTATAAGTACCCACATAATTAGACTCCTTGTTTTTTTGGGGCCTGAAGCCGAAGCTGTGCAGCCATCCGCATCAGGTCAACTAAGTTCATAATTTTAAAATGATTGCATATTATTTTCGGGTCAACCTTTACGCGGAGGCCGGCCTCGTTGCATTTGCGGAAAAAATGGACATCCTCGGATTCCTGAGTGCCATCCTCGAACTCAATCCACTTGAACCAAGGCCACTTAACTTTTTCAAAAACATCGCGGCGTATTAAAAGACAGCCGGCGCCGCCGGCATCGACCTCGAACGGCTCGGTTAAAGAAGGCAGCCGTTCGAGCAGCCGATAGCGCCGGTCAGAATCTTTATTCATTAATGCCCATCGCAAACCCCTGTGCATCCAGACCGGATAGCAGCCGCTGGCAAGCGGGCAATCCAACGCCAACAGCCGCTCTATGCAGTCCAGCGGCGGCTCGATGTCGCTATCTATAAGCAGCAGATAGTCGAATTCCTTCCGCGATAAGAACAGCCTAATCAGGCTGTTGCGGTTGAAATCGACCGGCCGGCCGGTCGAATTGACATCTCTTACATTGGGCATCTTGGCCGCAACGTGAGACTTCCACGCATCAAGCGATTCGTGGATGCCGCCATGAGTCGGGATTGCGAGAAGGACGTTATTCATTTAGGCCTCGACTAATTCCTCAAGACCCATATCCGTTGCAGATTTTATCTGCTGGCCGCCAAAGAGGCGTCCGACTATGCAGAGGTTGCAGCCCGTTGTGCCGTTGCCGGCGTGCGGGGCTTTGACTCTCATATACCGCTTATGCTCTTTTTTAAGCGATACTTCTATCGCGAAGATTTTGTCGTCGTCGCCGGCGCCGATAACGGCAGCAAGCTCCGCGCCGTCAATCTCCTCGTAAGAACCGCCTGCGGTATCGCATTGTTCGATTACCGGAGGTGTTGCCTCATCGGTCGAGCCGATTGCGATATCGAGCGTCCCCACGTGGAATTCAAATCGCACCTTATCATCAAACCCGAAGGTATCGAGATATGTGTTGCCTGCGAAGTCGCCGTCATCTTTGAGCTGCGGAGGCAGCAGAGTGACGACTTTTTCACGTTCGTGTGGTCTCATCTTTTTATTCCTTTCTTTTTTTTTCGTCAATAGTAACAATATTTTGCCGACCCAAAACAAACGGGGGATGAGCGAGAGGACCGAAGTCCTGACTATCTATCACCCCGTCTATTTTGGGAAAAATTCTTGCCATAATCAAAACTCAAAAATCATTAGGCGATATCAGCATAGAGGCCGACTATAACGCCCTGCTCTTGGTCCGCTTCGTCCTCATCGGTCGAGTTGCCGACGCCGGTTACATTATTCATTCCGATTCGCTCGGTGGCACGCATAGCGATACTGTCGGAGGTGAATAATACAGAACTGTCTGTCGCGATCTCAAACTGCCGGGCGTCGCCGAGAACGCAGCCCTGCCTTAAGTTGCCATACAACAGAGGCACGTGGTCTGCGGCAGCCTTGACCCTATTCATCTGAGAGACGAATTCGACCGGCCGGCCGAGGAAATACGGATTCGCCGTAAAGGCCGTATTAATTACCTCAGTAGCGCTAGTGCCGTTGAGTGCTAAAGCGATTCGCAGCATAACCGTGTAATAGAAATTACGGTGACAGAACCACTTCAAGTCCACGTTATCATCGGCGTCATCATGAATCAATCCCGGCAGGGCCAAGATATCTTCACTTGTGATATTAGCCCAAGCGCCGGCAGTGCCCTGCACTCGCAGGCTTAGGATTTTCGAGACGGTCGCGTTAACAGCTAACAGCGCCGGTATCAAGCCGACATAATTGAAATAGGCGGCCGTACCGTCACCTAAGAAACCGCAGGCATCTTCCTTGCGTCCGAATGCGCGGGCCAGTCTTCTGCCGCAAACTTCGCCAATCGCAATCGCGGCGTCTTCGCTCAGCTCGCGTGGAATCGGGATATACGAAATCCATTTTTTCGGGGAAAGGCCGCCTGCTCCGAAGCCGAGGGTACTTGACGACGGAGCGACTCCGGCATCGAGGCAGTACACCTCAGGGTCGCCCGCCATTATCGGGAACGAGCTGCTTGCGCCGATGGGCCAGACGGTCGCGTTGCGGCGATAGACGCCGAAGCGGCCGATACGCTCGATAAGATAGGGCTTGAAGTCTTCCGGTATAGTCGGGTCGCCCCAGCCTTTGGTGTTGAGTTCGCCGTCTTTACTTAGGTACTGGATTTCAAGTCCGCGATTTTTAAGGGACTGCTTTGCGGATTCCGAGCCGCAGACAGCCATTAAGAACATACCGAAATCTTTGCACATCTCAAGGTTCGGCCAGAAGCCTTTATAGCCGCCGTCAGCGGTGCGGATTTCAGCGAATCGGCTTTTACGGAGGTTGGCGATGTCGGCAGTGAGCTTATCAGCTTGAGCCTTAAGCTCTTCGACCGCAGTGCGGGCCTGCTTCAGCTCGCCGCCAATCTCGGCCTTAACCCTTGCCTCGTCCTCAGCCATCTTGGTCTCAACGAGCTTTAAGACCTCGGTCTTTAAGGCCGTGCCTTTCTGGAGGTCTTCAACGCTTTTTTGTATTTGTTCTAATGTTACCATTAGTTCTCCTTTACACTTTCATGCTATTTAGGGTTTGTAATAATTTTTCAGCTAAATCCTGCTCGACTATGTTATTGTCGCCGCAGGAATCAGGCAGTGCATCGGCATCGTCGAGCAGATGCTTAGCCAGTCCGTCCGGGTCGGCGATTAATAGCGTTTTGATTTCATCGAGCTTCTGCTCGATGAGTTTATTCTGCTGACTTACGACTTCAGTGACTATGTCTTTGATTTCGTCATCGCCAAAGTAGCCCTTGGCTCTGGCCAGCGCTCTTCGATTACTCGGAACAGGGACCGCTGATATCTCAAGCAGCTCTATTTTTAGATACGTTCTAATCCATCCGAGCTTCTCATCTTTTTTGTCTTCATGCTCAATCGGAATAAAACCTATGCTGAAGGCCCTCATGTGTTTGTCTTTATAGAGTTGCCAGTATTCTTCGCCGAGGGCGGTAGTCGCAAACTTCATCGTAAACGTAACCTTCGAGTCGCCAATTTCAATGCTCTCCGGCAATGCCGAACCTATTACTGGCGATGAGCCTGAGGATAATCTGTGCTGATGGCAGGCCAAGATAACAGGGTTCGCCTTGAATGCGCCGAGCGACTGCTTAAAGGCACTTGGTAATACTACCTCATGGTCTCTGTCCATATCATCGGTTGAGGCTACCGCATCGAGGGTGCGGTCAAGCTCGTTGATTTTTTTTACATCAGCGAAAAAATATTTAGTTTTCGGTTCCATTTTTCAAATCCTCTTGCATATCTGAATAGGTATAGAATTTTCGATAATGACTGATGTCGAAGCTCTTGCCGGCGGCGGCAAGTGCGATTTGCAGACAGCGGCAATTAATGATATTGGCTGCTGAGCCGGCCGGGTCGGCCGGGTACATTAAATCTTCGCCGCCCACGCTGAACGGCTCATCGAGCGGGATGCCGGCGGCATAGCGGGATTCAGCTTCTTTGTGGGCATCGCGAACCACTTCGTCCCGCGAGGTCAGCCAGCCCTTTCTCTCGACTCCGGCGGTCTTCATCCCGAAGTGCCGTCCGCTGTCAACAGCGCCTGCGGTCTGGGTGCGTGCGATACGCTGGGCACGCTTGAGGGCAAAGCCGAAGGAGTCTTTGAGCCGATTAGTCAACTGGTTCAATCCTTCGCCTGATTCGAGGCCCTGCCGCAGCTGATTAGCGATGAGCTGCTGGGTGACCTTATTGACCTCGGTTATTTTAGAGGTACTGATTTCCATTTTCTTCTTTAGTGCCGGATTAAGAAGGGTCTGGTCGGTCAGCTTTTTAAGCTCATCTTTTTTTGCACCTAAGACCTCGGTCAAGCTCTGCCTTATGCCAAGCTCAGAGGCCTTGGCGAAAAAGGTCTGGTTAATCACTCTGATTTTGTTGTTTTCTTTTCGGATATCGAAAACTACGCGGGCGACAATCTCGTCGCTTGTCGCTCGTATCTCGCCGATCGCAGATTTAGAGTCACCAATGACATCTTTGAGTTTTTTTATGATTTCCCGCTGCTGCTTAACGAAGAACAGTCGGATTGTGCTTTGATATTCACGCTCGATACCGAGCCAGCTTGTGACCCAGCCGCGCCAGATACGTGCCCGCTGCTGCTCATCTTTAGCCACAGATGTCACAGATTTCACGGCAGCGGATTTTTCCGGCTCTTCGCTGGCATCGGATTCACCTTCAGGAAGAGACGGACCTGTAATTCCTTCAAGTCCGGCCTGCAAGATATAGTCGGCCGGGACTTGGCCCATGCCGACCCAGCGATGCTTGCCGGCCTCGGTCAGCGGGAACGGTAAATCATAGGCCTCGATGATATCGTTAAGCGGTACACCGGCATCGACAAACTTCAATGCCTTCTCCGCGACTTCCCTGTCATATTCCTGAACGGATGGATGCTGTGCGGAATCGAACCACGCGAATAACTGGGCCTTAGTGTCTTTGGCTTTGCGGCTGTGATAGTGATAGAATTTGTTGTTACTGAGCTTAGCTGCTGAGACAGTCTCGAATCCGCCGCCGAGCCATTTGGATTTCGGTGCGCGGGTTAAAATCGAAGATGTGATATGGCCGGCGAGCAGACGAGTAAAAGGGATTACCGTATTGAATATAAAGTCACGCTGAGCGGGGCCTTGAGAATACTGAGCCTCTGTTATCAGGCCGACAACGCCCGGAGGGACGCCGAAGGCCGAGCAGATTTTCTTATCGCTCAATTCGGTGATTTGTGCGACTTCCATATCCGCCATTTTCATCGCGACTGTTTTTAGGTCGGCCCCGCCTGTTATAATCGCGGTCCGTTTTGCTTTGGCCGCGCCGCGATGGCGGGCGTCGAACTGCTCGCGGAGCATTCTAATTTCGCCATCGGAGGGCTTGCCCTGCAGAGATATTATTGTGCCGGGTTCAGCGCCGTTGGCTAAGACATTGGCGTTATAAAGAGCCGATGCGAAAGTATAGTCGATATTGACCTTGGCGGCGTCAACGGGACCGAGGCCGTGGAACTTATCGTAAGGATTGAAATTTTTGATTTGATGGACTTCATCGAGAGTGAAGTTCTGCTTCTCGCCGTGCAGGCCCCTAAATTCCCAACCGATAAGCTCGCCATTGGGCAGGCGGTTATGCGTAATCGGGTACATCTGCCTGCCGCAAACGACTCTGATTTCTTTGCCCTTTTCAGAGTCGAGGAAAACCCAAAAGACATCAGAGTATAAGGCATAGAATCCGACCGTGTCGCGGATGAAGTCCTCGTAGTTCATCGCGGGATTGTTAAAGAGCAAATCATACGCCGCGCCAGATTCGACTATATCTTCGTTAATAGTCGAAAGCATCAGCGGCAGGCCCTGAACGGATGAGATTAATTTATTAACGCAGGTGAAGACGAGACTGACCTGCTTATAGGGGGCCGTTGCTTTCGAGTCGGATTCGCTTTGCGGGTCGCCGCCGCCCAGCCACAGCCGGGCATAGGTAGACAGGCTCAGTGCCTTATCGACAAGCCTGCCTGCTAATCCGCTAATATGACTTTTTATGCTCATAATAAGATACACTCTGAAGTTTGAGGTTTGACTGCGGCTTCCTTGGCTAACGTGCTGGCCCAAAAATCGTCCGCGTGGCCAAGCTCATCTGTCGCTACGGCATCGAATCGGATATTGCCGGAAAGAGTTACGGTCTTTTTTACAGAGCGAAAACTTTCACGGACATGCCGGTCATCGGGGACTCGGCATCTTTTATCCTGAAGCATGCCGAGCTGCTGGCTTGCCAAGTGCTCTTTGACGGCGGAGGTAAACTTGACCTTTTCAACTCTGTATGCGCCGAATCTCTGCTGGGCCTGTTCGACAAGCATATCGCCGATGCCGGTAGCATCGATGCAGGCACGCCGGATATTTCGATTGTTAAGCAGGTCGCTTAAGACGGTAAGCTGGACGCTGTAAGGAGTTTTCGAGAGCCGGATTATTTTGCGGCATATCAATACATCGCCGAGTCTTTCATCGAGCCAGAAAACAGTGAGATGCTTTTCTCTGCCGATATCGCCGCCGAGATAATATTCATTGCCTTCTTTGGTTTCAAGCTCACGCAGGCAGTTTGCATCTTCACAGCTTTGGTACAGATCGTAAGGTATCAAGGTTGATTCAGTTGCCGAAGGGATGCACATATATTCCTGATTCCAAGCATCCTCGTTGCGGCAGCGAGCGCGGCATTCGGCTAAGAATCTTTTGCGGGCATCAAGGTCCATACGGTCAAGCTTGTAAACCTTTTCGGCAAGCCCCTGCTCTACCGCATCAACAATCGTAGTGCGATGCAGACTCCAGTGCATAATTTTAGCTTGGTCAAAGGTCAGCTCGCCGGTCAAAACTCTTTTTATGATTTTTGCGAGTTCGTTAAACTGCGAGCTTTCTCCGTTGTGGGTTGACAGCACGCGGATATCATAGCCCCATGTCGTTGTCGGCAGAGCGGCGTCAAGCATCTCTTTCGGGTTGTCATGCCATGCGAACTCGTCAAGCACGACATCGCCGCCTTTGCTTCTAAACCGGCGGGGATTGCTGCTCATGCAATTCGCACGAGAGCCGTTCGGCCACTCGATTACATAGTTGTTGAACTTATAGCCTTTGTCATCTTCGAGGACTTCGAGGATTTCGTTGGCCACAACATCCATCAGCTCGCACCACTGTTTGCAGTACAAGGCGTATTCATAAGCGGCAGACTCATCTGCCGAGCTGAACCACAAATCGCGTCTGTGGTCAATCCGGTTGCGGTCTCTGCAGGTTTTGTAGCTGTCCGCGTAGGTCATTCCTATACGCCTCGATTTCTCGCTGAGCATCGCTTTTGCTTCATCGAGTATCCAAGCGATTTGATACGGCAGGAAATAGCCCCTTGAAATCAAATTGTCGGCCTTTTGAGCTACGATTTTACGACTCCTAAATGCTCGTCGATGATTTCCTGTATAAGTTTTCTGTCAACGCCGGCCTTACTGAGCTTGTCCTTAGTTGAAGCCGTAGCCTTTTCAATTTTATCTTTGAGCTGCTCGCGGATGTACTTATCCGCATTAATAGCTATCGCCGTGCAGTCCTTCATTGCGGTAGCGATATCGCGAAGCTCCTTTGCGCTGTAATTTTCGTGCTCGGTTATAAAATCAATCGTTGTGGCTGTTATCATCTCGGCGACGGCCTTTTGGGTTGCGGATGCCTTCTCGGCATTGATATCCGCCATAATGTCGCGAGTAATAGCCCCGGCCTGCTTCATACGGGCCATAATCCGCATCCTCTTACCAAACCTGCCTATCGCGGACAGCGAGACGCTGTAGCCCTTAAAAACGCAGTAGGTAACTAAGTCCTCGTATCGAGGGTTGCCCTTCGGCTCTTCGGCAGACTTGTTAAAAGGGAAGTCGGGCGGCCAGTAATTGTCGCAAATCATATTTACGAGCGTTACCCGCAGCTCCGAGGGGAGCCTGTCTATGACGGAATGTATTCGGCGGTCATTCGCCATTAATTAATACCTCGGCTCGTATTTGTGAACTGTTACCGTTATTGATGTTAGGTTATTTGGGTCGACATCGTTGGTGTCGATTGTCAGCGGACCCGCGTTGGCGATGCCCCGATGATTAGTGCCGTCCGTATCATCTTGAAAAAGGGCATAAGTTACGGGCAGCGTAACTGTATTACAATCGGTTTTGGAAAAGATAGGCCTGCCGATATCGTTATATAAAATTACGGTGAAGTCGTTATCGTCTCCGACCGCAGAGATTGTGATATCATAGAGAAAACCGAAGACCTCATTTTCATCCGCAGCGGTCGCAGTCGAATAGATTGTGTTGGCGTCATTCGGTGCAGGCACAACAGTAGCTATCCATTTGCCGAATTCAGGAGTGCGTCCGTAATACGCCCTCGGCACGGGCTTTGTGATGACCGTAGAGGCAGGCAAAAGCGAAATCAGCATACCGATTACGCTGATTATGAGGATGCATGTAAGAAGCTGAGTAAGACTTGGTTTTTCCCGGTTCATTAAAAATCTCCTAAATTTTCTTACCACAGAGACCACAGAGAACATTTAATCACAGATTACGCTGATTACGCGGAATCCTTTTTATTGCCATCTATCCGGCGGCGTATCGACAGGCGGCAGCCAGCAGGCAAAAATAACAAGAACTGCAACAATGATAATTTTTAGAATTAACACTATATCTCCAGCGCCGGGTCGGTCTGAGTACGCTCGGCGATTTCCTTGCCCTCAGCGGTTAATCGCACAACCTTCGCTTCGAATGTATTCATCCCGCCGAGAGCGTCATCGATAAAAATAATCCAGCCTTTGTCGTTGAAGTAATGAATGTCTTTTTGATATATTGGCCATTCATAGGATGGGTCGATGTAACAGATGGTACGGTACAAAGTATCCAGCCGGGTCGGCGAGGGATAAAATAAATCCAGATTTGTCAGCAGCTGCCGCCGCTGCTGTTTAATTTTCATAGCCTCAATTTTACCGTGCATAACAATCAACCTTTCTGCTTCAGCTCGCCCGCTATTTCCTTAGCGATTGCCCCTGCTATGGCAGGAAGTTTTTCTACGACTTCGAGCTTTCCGTCCATCCGGGCAAGCGTACAAGCAACGGCATCAAGCTTATTGCGAGTGAGGGCCTCAGAGCGAACCCAATCTTCTTTAGTAACTGTTGTTTGGCTGCATTCGATTTTGCAGCCAGTAAAACGTCTATCGATGTCTTGAATGCGGCCATCCTGTTGGTCAAGGCGGATATTGATAGCGGACAGTTTTTTGCTGATGCAGCCGAGATTGTATATTATCAGACTGCCGATTAGTGATAGCAGAACGCCGATAATTGTAAGCGTCATGGCCCATGGAAATTCCTGCATTAGAAAAACCTTTCTCGATGTAAAATTATCAATTAACTCGTGCGGGCTGGCGAATCGCGTCAACTACATTTTGAGTTGAGCTGCTTTGTGACTTTTCGAGTATAGTCTTTGCCGCCTCAGTATCAGTGACGGCAGGAGAGGTCAATAGCTTATCAACCGAGACTACGACTTCCCGCAGAACGCCTTCGCTCTTTTTGAGCTGCTTGTTTTTCTGGGAAGCGGTGACTATCGAGCCGATTAGGCCGCCGAGTGCCGCGACAAGCATCCCGCCGAGATACAGGTATCCGCCGTACGGCTGAGGCACGTACGCGCCTGCGGCGGAGATCAGCGAGCCGTAAGTTTGCAGCTCCGCCGTTAAACCGATATCACCCCCCGCTGCGGCGGTATCAAGTATCCTCTTCGCATCGGCCATAGCCGAGTCCACCTGATGCTTGTACGCCTTAAGCTGATTGAGCCGCTGCAGAGCAGCTTCGAGGGCCTTAGCTGCGGCGGGCTTGATGTCTTCAGGAATATTCGGGTCGCCGAGGGCTAATTTCAAATTCGCTATCACCGGCTCAATCTGGGCGATAGAGACATCGAGAGATGAGCTGGCGGCGTTGGCGTCGTCGATAACTTTTTTGACTTCCGCAATCCGCTCAGCAGAGGTCTGCTCGCAGCCGGTTAACGCAAAACCGCAGAGGGCGCAGAGAACGCAGAGGATTAGAATTGATTTAAGAAAAGTTTTTTGCGGTTTCATTTTCGTTCTCCTTGAATGTTATTTCTAAATTTCTTTTTGGCACTTTGCCTGACAATCGCTATCTGAGGCATAAAACTAAAAAACAAAAAAACATATTCCAGCGGCGTATCTCGCCTTAATTCTATTTCGCCAAGGACTTCTTCGGGATGCCCCTGAACGTGAAATATAATCCGGTCGCCTTTTTTAAGCTGGAGCAAAAGCTTCGTGTGAGGCATTGGAATCCTTCCAGAAGAACAATCCTTTTTTTTTGACAGTGGGGGCTAAAAATGAACAGACCCGCTGCCTAAGTTTTTAAGTCAACTCAGTCAGCGGGCGGCAATGATTTGCATACCCGTCGGCCCTGCCTGCAGGAACAGGTGAGCCGAACTGATTTTCGCTAATTTTTACTCGACATGTGGATTAACCAAGCTTTAATATTTTTATAATTATTATTCAATACGCGGATTTGTCAAGCTTTAATCTGTTTTTTTAAAATATTTTTAAAGGCCGGTTATTTCTTTGATGGCAGGCCAGTTTTTGTAAATTATAATTGCGGCACAGACCAAGAGAATGGTCAGCCACCATGGCCGGATAGAGAAATACAGTTGACCCGGCATACAGAAGTCAATAAACATCAGCAGTAGCGCGATTGCGAAAAGGACTCCGATAATGATATACATAGCTTTTTCTCCTATTTTTGATTGCTGTCGGGGATAGTGTGGCGGACAGAACGACGCCTTGGATAATGTACGGCTGCCGTTGTAGTTGTAGTATTGGCAGAATACTGATTTTTGTATAATTTAAGCTGCCGCGAAAGGTCATTGATGCTGTTTTCGTTGTCTCTGACCTGCACCTGCAGCCGCGCGAGCTGTTTTTCGAGCGAGTCAATTCTTCGGTTTAACTGCCTTATAACGGCCTTATAGTCGGTTTGGCTTGCGGAGGGGACGGACTGGTTCGGCTCGACAGCCGGCTCGTAAACTGCCATAGCCAAAGAGATTACGGCTGCGATAATAATGGCGATGATTAAGGGCTTCATTTTTGGTTTCTCCAAAAAAATATAACTGCCTTTGCCCTCAAATTTACAATAAAAGCGATATCAAGGCAAGAAAATTCTTTGCTGCGGTGACAACCCTATGGCGGAGGGAGAGAAAAAAAGTTTTTTTTTCAATATCGGCAGGCTCAAAATCGCTTTTATATCAAAAGCAAGGGAGAAGATGCCGTGAAGGAAGAACTCTCTAAAATCTTTAAAAGCCGCGACAAATCATCGATATCCTGCATTAATTTCAAAAAACAGGCGGATATCGAAGATATCAGGAAGATTTTAGGCGACGAGGATGCCGATTTTGTTTCCGCTTTAAAGTATCGGCTTCTGCTTCGCCAACAACCGCATCTGCTTGACCAAGGGCCTGATTGGGCGAGAAAAGTTTATTGATTTCCTCCTGACGATAAGCCTTTAAAGCCTCAATTTTTTTTTCGTTTGAAAGGTTGCAAAGTAAATTTATCGCTGTAGCCGTCATCACTCCGGGGCCGCCATAACGGCCAGCTTCGGCATCCATCTTTTCTATAATCCAGTTAGGCAGATAAAGATTTTTATTACTTTTTTCGTTCTTTTTTTCATTCATATAATCAATTATCAGTAAAGGAGTTAAGACAAATCAAGCTATAAACTTTAAAGTATATTTCTTGAATTATTAAAGAATTATACTTGACAAGTTCGATGATAACCGTAAATAATACGGAAAAGGAATAGCTTATGGCGCGTATAAAGATTATTGACGGGATAACATTTAAGAGTAAGAATGACCCTGTTCTTATGGCTAAGCTCAATTCAGTGGCTCCGTATCTTTATCGCAATGTTCATGACGCTGCCCGGCTGCTTCTTAATACGATTCTTGACCAAAAAATTTCAGAATACAATATCACGGTCGATTACTCGAAGTCAACTCAGTCGCCGTGCGGCGACTGAGATATTTTATATTGTTAACGGGGGCGGCAGGAACCGCCCCCAATATTACGGCAAAGTATAAAAGCCTGAGTCCGTTTGATTAGTGAATCCGTTCCTCCGTGAGAGAACTGATTATGACAGATACCTGCAGAAAAGACAACAAAAAACTTTTGCCCCAGATTCAAAGGTTTTATGACGAATGGGGCGAGCCGCCTGAGATAGTCAAGGCCGCAATGCTTATTACTTTTCAGGGTATATTACTGATGGACTTCATAAGATTTGCTAAGGGCGAATATGAATCATAATCACCACAATGCAGTCTTTAAGGCCGACAAAGCTATAAAGTGGTCCGAAGCCGGATTCTGGCTGACGCTTTCTTTGGTTGTCATACTGTTTTTAGTTTTAAAATTTTCCAGCTGCGCTACTGATTCGTATGTCCTGTCAATGGCTGCCCAAGTGCCTCCGTGGGCAGCCGAAAAAACAAGCTCCGCAAAAGCGGAGAGACAATATTTTTTCTTAGCAGGTGCAGACAGGAAGGCGGTTCATGCCGTGCCGCCTTCCAATTTTTACCATGAAGAGCATGAAGGAAATCAGACACGGATTAACACTGATTAACACGGATTTTAAAAAAAAATGCGAATAAGCAAAATACAGAAAGCCCTTGATTATGCCCGACTCGGCTCAGAAGATGGCGAACATCATAAGCAATGGGTCATAGACCAGATGGTTAGGGCCTTAACTGACTGCCCGACGATAAAGGCGATAGGTTTATATCAGGAAACGGGCGAAGAATACCAATATAAGAAGCAGGGCAAATCCGATGCGTATAAAAAATGGGTCAAAAGGCAGTCACATTGGAATGAAGGGATAGCGCCTTAGAGAGCACAGAGGATATTAAGATGAAAGATTATGTTGATGGAATTATGAAGTGCAGATGCTCGACACGGATGAAAAAGGGTATTCATGTTAAAGTTTACCATGGCGGTCATAAGGAATGCCCAAACTGCGGTTCGCTAAGGAAGGTCAAAGCAGGTAATAATAATTATAATTTTTAGACAGCAACAGCTGTTTAAATCAGTGAAATCAGCGGAATCAGCGTTTAAAGGAAATTCAGATGAGGATTGAAAAAATTACAAGGCCGCCGAGAGAGCCGAAAAAGTAGCCATTTTACATTTTAATCAGAGGGCTTTTCATCACCCTCCTCCGAAGCCAGCTTTGGCTGGCTTTAAAGATAAACGGCATTGAGCCGGTTCTTTGAAATATTATAGCGCAGGGCAGCCGGGCTTCCAGCCGGAAAATTTATACGGTGCGCAGGAATGAGCGAGGCTGCCCAATGATCGCGGGGTAGAGGAATTGGTAACTCGTCAGATTCATAACCTGAAGATTGCAGGTTCGAGTCCTGCCCCCGCTATTGAGCGAATGCTCATAAAAACAAAACCCGTGTGACGATGAATGGTTTTGATTCCGGGCCCGACGCAAGCGGGCAGAACAGGGAGTTATTCCAAACTGCCCGCTTGCAACTTTGAAAATTAAAAATCTAAGACACGGAGGTTTATAAGTGGAAACGATAAGTAATCAGAATCAGCCGGTTGCGACAGTCGCCGATGCGGTATGCCCGCACTGCTTTAAACTATTAAGTGATCCGGCTGTTATAGATGAGGATATCGACAGCTATAAACGAAGGTTGCGAATGTATCTGGGTCATTGCCCTGAATGCAGTGCAGGCTTTGAAGTAATCCAATTCCAGCGGGACCAGAGATGGGTGCTGCATAGATACAGGGATTACCTACAACATAAAGCGGGTCAATGGATAACGCTTAACGAATTGCCGTTACCGGCGCCGGTTGTTACCGGGCCGGGCGGCGATTATGCGAAGCATCACGAGCTGCAGCTTGTTACGCTGAAAAATGTAATCGAAACTTTGGAAAAGGCCAAGCAGGCCTTAATCGCGATACTGCAATGAACGATTTTTTGGATATAACTGAAACCGCGACAAGGCTCGGTAAGACCGAACGGCATATCAGGCGGATGTGCCTTGAAGGGAAGCTGCGCGGGGCCGTCAAAGACGGCAGCGACTGGCGAATACCGCTTGCGGCGGACGCGAGACTGAGCTGCTGTGCGGGCAAAGCCGAAGAGGCCGACCAGTTGCTCGATGTGCCGGCTAAAAAACGCAACGAGGCACTGACTCGGCTGGGGCTTGTTCAGGAGGCGGAGAAATACTGCTCGCTTGCCGTGCGGGAAGGCCGGCCGAGAACAGCCGCGCTCGATGAATTCGCGGCGGCAAAGGGAGTGCCGATAAGGACGCTTCAGCGATGGACGGCCGCTTATAAAGACGGCGGGCTAATCGGATTAGTCGATAATCGCGGAAGGAGCAAATTCCGAAGCGAGCGAATCAGTCCTGAGGCGTTCGAGCTATTCAAGTCAATGTACCTATCGCAGCAGCAGCTATCGCTAAAGAGCTGCTGGCAGAATATCAGATATGTCAATAACACACAGCAGCTCGGCTGGAAGATTCCGAGCCTCTCTTATATGCACAGACTTGTCGATGAATTAATCCCCCTGCCGGCGCGAGTGCTGCATCGGGAAGGGCTGGCTGCTTACGAAGCACAGTGCGCTCCGTATATCCAGAAGGACCCGGACAGCGTCGAGCCGGGTGCGGTCTGGATAGGTGACCATAGTCAGTTTAACTGCTGGGTGCGGCATCGCGGAAATTGGGTGAGACCTTGGATAACCGCGTGGCAGGATATGCGAAGCCGGGCGATTGTAGGGATTCATATCTCGGCGTCACCTAATCAAACGACAATTATGCTCGCGATGAAGCGAGGGATTGAAAAGTACGGTCCGCCTGATTCAGTGAAAATCGATAACGGAAAAGACTACGACAGCGAGCTGTTTACCGGCACAACCAAAGAGAGACGAAAGGCCGTCCGCAAGGGCTATATAGATGAGCATTTTGTCGCTGGGCTCTACGCAATGATGAATATCGGCATATCGTTTTCGATACCTTATCATCCGCAGAGCAAGGCGATTGAGAGATTTTTTGATACGCTCGACGTTCAATTTACAAAAACATTCGACACTTATTGCGGTAAAGACACACAGAGAAAGCCGGAGGACTTGGCCGAGCTGCTCAAAAACGAAAGACAAATCGCAGAGGCATACAGCCTTGAGCAATTTGCTGAATTAGTCAATTCGTACATCGATGTCTACAACAATTCAGCTCACGGCGGCGCGGGGATGGAGCAAAGGACGCCGCTTGAGGTTCTTAATACAAGGCAATATACAAGGACGCTACAGACGGGCGTGCTGGATTTACTTATGAGGGTCTGGAGCGGCGAAATCGTTGTCGGCAAAAACGGGGTCAGATTCAAAGGCATCTGGTATGGTCAGTATGACGAACGGCTGCTGATGGCACAGGGACAAAAGGTCCGCGTTGCCTATGACCCCGATGATATGCGTAACGTGCATATCTATGATGCGACAACGCTGACGTTAATAACAATAGCAGAGCAGAACCAATTAGTCAGTTACGGCAAGGCCGTAAACGAAGAGGCTCTTCGTGAGGCAACGAAGCAGAAGGCCCGCGCAGTTAAAATTACAAGGCAATTCAGAGATTCGCGGCTTACCGCGAACACGGACCTGACTACGCTTACGCTTAACGCGATGAGAGAATCGGCAAGACCGGCTCCGGCTTCGAGGCCGGCAAGGCTTAGGCCGGTGATAACGCCGCTCAATGAGCAGGTACAGAGCGTGCGGAAACTTGAAATTATAAAAGAAGTCCGAAAAGCGGCGGGCGGAGAGGCAATTACCCGCGTGCTCGGTTTGGATATAGACGTCGATATGTTAAGACAAAACGATAAAGGGATAAAGCTGTTCGATGATTGACCGGAGCATCCAAAAGGCACTGGAGCAGGATGCTCAGATAATAAGCGAAAGGATTCCGACTGTGATGGAGCAGAAAGAGGCTCAGGTAGTATCAGATTTCAGGGACTTTATCGAGTCCCGAAAAATCAGCCAGACTAAGGCCGCCAAGATGATGGACGTATCTTCGACGCAGCTTAGTCAGGTGCTCGCCCATAAATACGAGGGCAGACTCGGCGATATTCTCAATAAAATGGTTCACCTGATGAACTCGATTACGCGCCGGGAAAAAAATATCCGCAATAAGCCGTATGTCGAAACATCGGTCGCTAAAAAAATCGAGGCAATTATAAAACATACAGACGGATTTAGTAAGGATGAAGGCAAGATCGGGCTGATTATCGGTGACAGCGGACACGGAAAGACAAAGTGCCTTGAGGCCTACGCCGCTGTTAATAAGAGCGTGATATATGTCGAGCTGCACAGGGGAATGAAAACGACAATGATATTCGCGGAAATCGCCAAGCGGATCGGCGGAATTATTACTTACGGATTCCTGTCGAATATCACAGGTGCGATAGTCGCAAAGCTAAGCAATATGCGGTCGATTATAGTTTTAGATGAAGCGAGTTTTCTCAATGTCTATCAGCTTGATTTGCTGAGGCAGATAATATCAGTCAAGTCGCGATGCCCGATGATATTAGCGGGCAATTCCGACCTGCTCAAGACAGTGCTATCGCCGACAACCAAGCGCGGGTGCGAATCGCTGGACCAGTTCAACAGCCGGCTCATGCAGATTCTTAATCTTGATGAGGACGCTTCGAGCGGAGACGGCGGGCTATATACCACAGATGATATCCGAAAGCTTTATGACGGCAGCGGGATTAGACTGACAACTGACGGAGTCAAGACGCTTCGGGCGATTTGCAAAACTCCGCATACCGGGCGGCTTAGGATATGCAGCGTTGTGATAGATGCACTGCTGATTTCGAGACCGTATATGGAGTCGCAGAAAAAACAGAGAGAACTTGAGGTCGATTCTGAGTTGATACTATCAGCGATTAAGCAGTTGCGGCTGCCGGTCAAAGAACGGCTGCCGGTCGCGGTGTTCGACAGAGATGAAACTGAAATAGAACAGGCTGTGGCAAAGGCTGGATAATATTTACCACAGAGTTCGCAGAGAACGCAGAGGTAAAGTAAAAAGGTAAAAGGCAAAAGTAAAAATGAAATGCGAAAATTGTATTGCACTGTGAATGGTTTGGAAAGGTGGCGTCTGACTGTACAGAAGAAGATATTGAAGTATCTGAAAACTTTGATTCCACTGCCGAAGATATGGAAGTAACGTGTGCTGGTTTTGAATTTTTTGATTGGAATGCTTAATCAATGGGTAATAATTTTACCAAGCGAGCCAGAAGATATGTGCTGCTGAGTCCGCAAATCAAGGGCTTGAAGGCAGATATGCAGGATAAGCTCATTCGGGGAATCGCCAAGCTTATGAGTGAAGCCTATAAGCAGGGAATTGAGGATTTAAAAAATAACGTTATCGAGAAACGAAAAGAGCTATGACTTACGAAAAGGCAAAAAGAGTTCAATGGCATCTTAATATTCCGTCATGTCGAACGCTGCGGAATATTAGGGTGCATATCAAGCTGATAAGCTTCGAGGACATGCAGATGCTGCTGAGCTTTTTTAATTGCAGCATCGAAGCCCTGCCCAAGCGGTTTTATACGGCAGTTGCGAAAGGATGCAGTGCGATATGAAGAAAATCATTAATTACTTCAAAGAGCTGTTGGTAACACTAAAAAAAATAGAATCTCACTTAGAGAAATTATCCAACTGTGTTAGCTCAAGCAGTCGCAATCACGGCGATAGATTCAGTATATCTACAAAACACTGGAATGATTAAATGAAAAAGAAAATAGTCAACACTGACATACAAGATGCGCCGAGAAATAAGCTCAGTTTCTCAAAGAAAAAAGGCGAGCGTGTCGTTATCGGTATGACAACCGTCAATGGAGTTAATTATAAAATTGAAATCGGAGAATATAAGCTTCGGGGCATACTGGATTGGTTAGCGGTCGCGATTAAAGAAATTTCAATTGAAAACCATTTAAAAGCAAAAACGAGGCTAAAAAAAATAAAACTTTCCCAATTAATGGGCAATTTAAATGCCTAAAAAAAGGAAGCCATGAAAAAAGTATTTTTAAAAACACTGTATTGGATGGTTGTGGGAGCATTAGCCAATCTCATAATTTCGATGTATTGGTTTTGGGTGCACCATCCCGATGCGACCGAAATGCAGCTGCTCCAGAATATCGGATATCTTTTCCTTTGGCACCATTCGGGGATAGCAATTTAAATGCCGAATAAACAGCAAATACAACTCGTTCAAATAGCGGTTAAACAGGCGGGCATCCGCACGGCGGGCAACGCGAGCGAAGGACGGTATCACCTGCTGCTCGGTCAATATAAACAGCCTAACGGCAGAGCCGTTACGAGCTGCAAGCAGCTCAATAACAGCCAGATAGAAGATTTATTAGCGATATGCGAGTCGCTGGGCTTTAGGCATCCGGGCAAGGCTGAAGATTTTTACCGTAAGAAAGTGATGGAGCAGGATGAAACTTTTGCCAGCTACGCTCAGCAGTCGGCTATACAAAAGCTCGCGGAGGATTTGTGCTGGAGCGCGGAGCACTTAAAGAATTTTACAGCCAAGATGACGGACGGCTGTACTGACAGAATTGCATTATTGACGCCCTCTCAGGCGTACAAAGTAATCGAGGGACTCAAGGCAATCCTCAGCCGGCAGACCGGCACTAAATATGATTCGATGCAGGATGCAAAAAAAGACATGGAGGTCAATCGTGACAAACCGCAGAGTCAAGTCTGACAAGATTATATGCATTGAAATAGGGTCATTCGAGCAGGCTGATAACGCTCTGCAAAAACTCGGAGAGCTGCAGCTCGCGATTAATCAGGCCGAGCATACCGCAGCCGATAAAATCAACGAGGCCAAGTTAGAGCTGGCCGAAGCGACAAAGCCCCTTCAGGAAGAAATTAAGGGAATTGTTTATTCCCTTGAACTATTTGCTAACGCACGGAAAAGCGACTTCGGTAAGGACCGCAGCCGGAAACTCGGCTTCGGGAAAATCGGCTGGCGAAAGAGCAGCTTTATAACCCTTAAAAAAGACACGCTCGAACTAATTAAAAAGCTTTTCTCGAAGCAGAAGGCCCAGTCCTGCATTATTACGAAAGAGGCGGTGTCAAAGGACGCCTTAGCGAAACTCACGGACGAGGATTTAAAGAGTGTTAACGCTCGGCGGAAGGAAACGGACGCCTTTTTCGCCGAGCCTGATTTGCCTGAGGCAGTGGATTACCAATGAAAAGAGCGTGGCTAATTGAATTGAGAGGAACGTTTCCAGTTCTGTATTACGTCGAACGTAATCCGAGTAATAGTGTTTATACATTTACAACTGACGCAAACTTAGCTTTAAAGTTTATTACTGGGGTTGCAGCTAAAAATCACGCGATGGATACCAACATTGACAATATGCTGGTTTGTGCGGAACACTGCTTTGAGGACTAATAAAAACGGCGGCTAAAAATGAGCAAAGGCCAAATCAGTGATATTAATTTGAAGGCGATGATTGCGGATGTGACGGATAAGTCGCTGACAATCGCGCTTGCCCGAACAAAAGGCAATAAAACAGAGGCCGCCAAGCTGTTAGGAATAGGTGAGCGTACTATTCACAGATTGATAAATAACCGGCTAAAAAATGGATAGACCGAATGTGACAACTGAGCAGGCGGGAAGATGCCTGACGATTCTGCAGGCGGCCAATGAGCCGACAGTGGCTGCCGAGATTGCGGCCAAAATGAATCTGGCCGGCTGCCGCGAAACTCAGAGGCGTCACGTGCGAGCGATAATCAAGCAGCTTCGCGACAGCGGCGAAATGATTGTCGCGGACCTTTCCGGCGGGTACTGGCTGACCGATGACAATTCTTTATGGAAGGATTATCTCGAGGGCAGGCAGATCGATGCCAAAAAAATATTAGGCGAAACGCATAAAAAAAAGAATGCCGTCATGCAGGATGCGTCCGGGCAGGAGCTGCTGTTTGATAACAGAGTCTCGGTCGGATGCGCAACTGTCGCGGGGTAAAAAAAATGAGAATACCAATAATCAAACTTAATCTTCTGACAGATAAGCAGCTCGCCGCTGAGGTGAAAAGCAAAACGGAGCTGACTCGCAAGATATGCGTAGAGCAGATTGTTAATTATGCGAAGCTCGACTTAAAGCTCAAGGAAAGGATGAAGCTACTATGCTCGAAGTGCAAAAAGATAATGAACTCGTAGTAATCGAGATGCCGACAACCGAGCTGCTTAGGCTGAGCGAGCAGATTAATAATCGGCTTATAGAGACTGGGTATCCCGCAGGGACAATCAATGCAGTAGTGCCGGGACTTAATCTTGAGTCAAGCTGGCCGTTCGGCGCAGGGCCGACTCTGGCCCAGCTTGTGGTCATCGCGAAAAAATTAGATATGAAAATTACGATAAGCAATCTTTATGTCGAGCCGCACAAAGAAAGGACGCAGTAATGGATTTAGGTTATCCCGATGAGACTGTTATAGACAGCGTGCTTGAGGCCAGCGGAATAGAGATGCCGGCCTTGGGCGATATGAATTATTACTTAGAGGAGAAGCAGCAGCTGTGGCGGCTGCTGATAATGCTCGGATGCATCAGGCCGCTCTCTGTTTATGCCGCAAGCCCGACAACCTTCAATGTTGTCGCAGGGCGATATGAATATGACGGCGAGATTAAGACTTATACGCAGGGTGATGCGGTCAATCCGACCGATAACGATACTACCTATGTCTGGCTCAACGATGATAACTCAATCGCCTCAGGCATAGACGGTGACGGCTGGCCGGCGACCGAGCATATTAAGCTTGCCGAAATCGATGTCGATGCGGACGGAGTTATAACGGATATCCGCGATATGCGGACGGTCCAGCTTACGATTACGCCGGCGGCGTAATTACAGAAAGAGAGAATTAAAAGATGATTAAAAAAATGATTTTAGCTTTAAAAATTTTAGGTGTGGTTACTTCTGGAGTATTTTTATTTGTTTTCGGTGGAAAGGACGAATGGGTATATGATTAGGAAAATGATTATGTTTTTGGTTTTGTTGGCGGTTGCTGAGGCTATGGGCTGGCCTGAGCCTGCGGTTGTCGATGGTGTGACGCTGGCCGCAACGGACGTTAAAATAAATTCTTGCCCATTAAAGATTAGAGGAAAACTGTAATGAAGAAATGGCTGATAGCTTTGATGTTTCTCTTGGTTTGTAACGGATTTTGTGTGGACGTAGCTAACTGGTCTGAACTTTCAGCCGCAATAAGCGGCCAAGAGACCTCAATCAATCTCACCGGCTCAACCTATACTATGACAGCCAATCTCTCAATCAGCTACCCATTGACTATAACGAATACGTCTGGGGTCAATGCAACTCTTGACGGTCAAGGCTCTTATGGTACTATCATTTCTGATGAAGATGCCGGAGGAACCTTTACTTTCACGGGAACGCCGACTGCAAATATTATCTTTACCAACACATCGGGAACGGTGTTATATGTAGCAAGCGGGGAGAGCGGCATCTTAGATGTGGTATTGAACTACTGCAAAATAACTTATGGCGGGAAGGGAATAGAGTTTGCGGGGTTACCAGCAACACCAGTGTATGTTACTGCTGCTGGCTGTGAAATCAGTAATAACACCGATGGTATATATTTTGGTTCAGCCCCTGCTGGTTCGGGCTGGCACTTCTTAGAGTTTACTTATGGCTCTATACACGATAATACAACTGAAGGCCTTGAGGTAACTGGTGATAGGCAGGGTGTTAAGATTGTAGCTTCGTCTATTTATAACAACGGCGGCCCGGGCATATATAACACAGGTAGTTCGGGTGGGCCGATTATATATCTCGAAGGGAGCAATGTATATGGAAACAGCACATCTTCAACAGACCGTGGCGATATTGAAATTACTGCTACTGGCTCTGCTTTATTTATAAACGACTGTAACCTGCACTCGCTCGATGGCACTATCCGCAATAAAAATGTATATTTTTCTGCCCCGGGCGGCAATCTTAGTGTGTACTACAGCCGATTTTATGGAGCAACGGGTTCTACGGGTTCAGATTCGGGTGCAGTATTGCTTAACAACGGCTCTGGCACGTTTTTTGGTAATATCTTCAATGGTTTTTCTTATAGTGACTCGTTTGCGATAAGATTTAATAATGATAGTGACGGTGTAACGATTTTACATAACACCGTGTACAACTGCTATTCGGCGTTTTACTTTGGTAATTGCAGGTACACCTGCAACCATAATATCGGTAGCAATTTTGGCGGAAACCCCCTTTATGAAGAAATAGCTGGCGGCCGCTATAATAAGAACGACTTGAACGGCTATAATTGTTGGCACGACTACTCGGGACATTTGTTTTATGCCGCGACTTCCATAGCTCAAAGCACAGATATAACAGCCGATCCGCAATTTATAAACACGGCTATCGGTAACTTTGACAGCCTGAATCCTCAAATCCGAGCTCTTAATATCGGGGCAGAACCGCCAGCAATAACGTTCGGCGGAAATGCTTTATCAAACCCAAAATCCGGAGGAAAGCAATGAAAAAACTAATTGCAATAATCTTACTAATGATTTTGTCAATCTCAGCATTTGCTTTGCGAATTGAATCGGGTGACACGTCAGCTAAGGGCACGTTCTATGCCGTGTTGTCCTCCGATTATATAACGCCGTCAACCGGATTATCTGATGCTAATTTTACGCGTTGGTATTGTATTGATGGAACTTACGGCAGTGCTGCGTATGTGACCATAGCAGAGGTCAATGCCGTTAATATGCCGGGAATATACGAAGTTACTTTCGCAGACCCGAATATCATTACGCTGACCGATTGTAATGAAGCGGAATTGACTCTGCGTTTTTACCCAGATGATGGAGTCACAGCTGTTTCTATCTTGGCGGCGGAAGTCTTTCGCGAGTACAGATTGTCAGTGTTACAGGCAGATGTTAACGGCCTCAATACAGTAGTTGCGAGGGAGCTTGTAATTTATGACTCGCCGACAAGGGCGGACGCAACGGCTGATAAGGCTGAAATAGTCGGCTGGCTCGATGAGGCCAATGATGTAGACGGAACGCTCGGCTTAATTAAAATCCAAACTGACAAGATATCAGATGTGAATAATAACATCCGCTCAGATATCGCGGACTCGAATTTGGCGATTACCGCGAGAATCGAGGATGTAAATCTTGCAGCCGCAGATAAGACCGGCTGTAAGCTCGCCGCCGACGGGCTGGACGCTCTCGACGTTAACGAACCGGCCAGCACGGACCCGAATACATGGTCATTTAAACACGCCCTTCTCTGGCCGTTCTGGCAAGGCACGAATCTCTATAAGATGGAAATACCGGACTTAAATTACCCCGGAATCGGAACTTTGACTTTGTATAAGCGTGATGGGGCAACAGTCTTCACTGTTCAAGATGTTAACGAAACTAACAACGTGCAGATTCGCCACAGCATCTGGGATTAAAAAAAAATGCCTCGTATATTTCCAAAGATAGACGGCAAGCTCGACAAAAATGATTTCGGCCCGATGGCTCATCCGCCGCATATATTCGATTCTAAATCGGGCGTAGAAATTCACGTCTTTTGCGGACAGGATGGGATTATAGATTACAGCAATCGCATAGCTGTTATGACAGAAGATGATACGGAGCTGTCCCTGCCGAATCAGGACCTGCCGCCGAACACGATATGGCATTATGTCCGAAAGGCGTACTCGAGATGCTGCTGTAAATATTCCGAGCCTTCGCCGCCGTGCATTGTGATGATTGACGCTAACGGCAATATGATAGGGGCGATGCCGAACGCTCCGACTAATCTTGTCGCTGAGCCGATTTACGGCGGCAAGATACGGCTTCGATGGCGATACAGCCGCTACGCGCAAGAAATTCCGCCGACCGGCTTTAGAATTTATATGGCACAGGACGGCGGCTTTGATTTCGCCGAGCCGCACGATTCGGTTGGGTATCAGTTTCGCGGGGAATTCCAATGGACCTCGGATTTTTTGGTGAACGGGCAGAAATATAAATTCTGCGTGCGAAGCTATCGAGACGGGGCCGGGGAATCGCAAAATACGAATTTCGCAGCCGCGACAGCCGACAGCGAGGGACCAGAACCTATAACTATTATGCAGCTTGACTGGCAGGAAATATGAATGACCTGACGAAAAAAAGAATAGAACAGTCGGACCAAGCGGCACGGCTCGAAAGATTGAAGTCGCCTGAATCCGTGCAAAACACAAAGGCATACCGGGCTGTCGGCGGCGAGATCCATTTGGCGTACTGTAAAACCGACGCACCTGCGTCGGATAAAATAGCATGCTACTTAGACATGCCATATCCGGCAGGTATCGAAGTTGAGGTGACGTGCCTAATTTGCGGAGGGAACCTTTTAAACGCAGCTGTTCCGAGGCTCGAAGCAGAGAATCAGATATACGTGATTAAAAACAGTGACGGTAATTGGCAATGCCTGACTCTATTCCAAGGCATCGAGTCGTGCGACTGCTTTACGGGTTAAAATATGTCACAATTTAGAATTCATTATAGCCCAAATACATTACTGGCAGGTTATAACGAAACAACTAAGAAGTTGATCGGCTCGCCAATAACATATTCAAGCCTTGATTGTTGCTGTTTTCTTGACCCGACCCACGAATACTGGCATCCTGACGCAGTCTATGTGATTGGCGATTTTGCTATAGAGAGTGCATTTGAACGCAGGGAGAGGTGGAGCAGTACTAAGAATTACACTAAGTATTATTTGACCAGAATATCCCTTGGCGGTCTTCCTATCGTATACAAATATTACAGAAGCCTGCAGGATGACAATTTGAATCACAATCCGACAACTTCGCCGGAATGGTGGTTATACTTGGGGGAGGGCCTTGCTGGTGAAGCGCCTATTGGCGGCGTGTATAGAAGTAAAACGAATAATAATATAGGCCGGATGGTTAGTAATTCTGACTACTGGACACGATTGACATATTTGACAATTCCTTGCGGAAACCCTGATTGGAATGCTTACCCACCATATGGTGGCCCAGGCAAAACACCACAATATTACAGAATACATCCCTCCGGCATACGATTAGATTATGGCAAAGAGGTGTTTTTTTCATGCCCATATTGCGGTGAAGAGGCGGCCGAGGACTGCGCAAAGGCTCTTAAATGGGTAGGCGACCCTGCATCTCCTTGGTCATCCGCGACAAATTATGACGCTGACGACTTGGCGTATTATAACGGCGATAATTACAGAAGTTTACAGATAAATAATTTAAATAATCAGCCGGATTCTTCGCCCACGTGGTGGGAAAAGATACCCTTAAGTTGTGTTTTAACAAATGAAGGATATTGCGGTTTCACAAAAGCAGTGCCGATTTTGTATAGATGCCCAAATGGGCACTGGTATCAATCTAAAACCGAAAACGGAATCGATATCACCGCATATACATGTTTGCAGTTATCTGGAAAAGCGGCCTTTTATGACATCACGTCACTTTGCGGCACGTTGTCTATAGATGTTGGCTATGATCTTGTGTTTTTACAAACTTTTCCACTCTGCCAACTATCCGGAAATCTTAGTAACGCATTGCAAAGGTCTGGGTGGACTGGCTCACCACCTTATTATCGCCATCGTTATTGTATGAATCCGTCAACATGTCATACTGGTGAGGTATATGAGAATGCGGCAGATTGGTGCCCTACGGGTAAAGAGCTATTGTACCTACCAGATGCTTATATACCACCAGGATATGGAGGGTCGATAGCGTACCACCCACTATGAGCTGCTGCGGAGAAACAATTAAAAAGGGCGTAGATATAGGCACTGGCTATTTTAATCTGGCCACCGGCAAAAAATACGAATTTACGGACGGAAGGATAAGGACGTGCCATAAGTGCGATGAAGCTACGTGGTTGAGTAGGGCAGAATATGTATCGTGGCTGGCGGCGAATGGAATCGGCGTTATAAAGAATTTTACAGAGCTTGAAAAGCTGCCTCCGCTGCCCAAACATAACCGAGACAACAAGCGAAAAAGTCTTTTTTGTAGATTGTGCAAATGCTACCTGCCTGCCAAGGCAAGAGTAGAAAATATGGTTTGCCCTTTGGGTAAATGGTAAAAATAAAATAGAAGTTTAAAAATATTTTAAGGAATTTTTAAAAAACTTTTAAAATATTGTCCGCCAAGGACTTAATTCAAGTCTGGCGGAGTTTTTCTGCGCAAATGGTTTGTGCCATCTTCTGAAATTTTATGCCATTTCATCCGCAACTCCACAGCAGATGTTATTAATAGTACC